GCTCACTTTTAGAAATGGCACATAATCGATTTCCGCAAAAGGATTGGGCATGGAGTGGCCGGCCGATCGGGTTGAGCGCCGTGGGCTCGCCTCGCTGATCCCGAGCGCGCGCAATGCGCGGACGCATTCGGAGGCCCAGATCGGCCAGCTCGAGGCCTCGGTCCGCGAGTGGGGCTGGACGATGCCGGTGCTGGTGGATGAGGCTGGTTCGATCATAGCTGGGCACGGGAGGGTGCTGGCTGCGGCGCGGATGGGGCTCGATGAAGTGCCGACGATGGTCGCTCGCGGCTGGTCGGAGGCGCAGAAGCGGGCTTACCTGATCGCCGACAACAAGCTGACCGAGAATGGCGGTTGGGACGACGCGCTGTTGCGGGTCGAGCTGCAAGAGCTCGAGGCGATGGGGTTCGACGCGCTGCTCACCGGGTTCAGTGCCGGCGAGATCGAGGCGATGGCGGTCGATCCCGACGCGCTGCCGGCCGGCGCCGACGACATCCCGGATGCGCCCGCGGAGGTCGTGACGCGGCCGGGCGATCTGTGGCAGCTCGGCCGGCATCGGCTGGTCTGCGGGGATTGCCGCGATCCGACCGTGGTCGCGCGCCTGGTCGGCGATCGCTGGATCAACTTGGCGTTCACCTCGCCGCCCTATGCGAGCCAGCGGGATTACGACGAGGCGTCCGGCTTCCGGCCGATCCCGCCGGGCGAGTACGTCGAATGGTTTGCGCCGGTCGCTGCAAATGTGGCGTCACATCTGGCCGCGGATGGTTCGTGGTTCGTCAACATCAAGCCGACCAGTGCTGGGCTCGATACCGAGCTTTATGTTTTCGATCTAGTGCTGGCGCATGCGCGGCAGTGGGGCTGGCATCTCGCGACCGAATTTTGTTGGGAGCGCGGTGGCGTGCCGAAAAACGTGTCGCAGCGGTTCAAAAACCAATTCGAGCCGATCTATCAATTCGCGCGTGGGCGTTGGAAAATGCGTCCTGACGCGGTGCGGCATGAAAGCGCCAACGTGCCGATTGCTGGCGGACCCGGCTCGGGCGATACTACATGGCGCGGCAATCAGGGTCACGGCGGCACGGGTGGCGCGATAGGTTATGGAACTGCCGTGAAGCAGGCCACGGAACTTAAGAAGCGGCGACGCCTCGCGTCCCAACGCGGCTTTGAGATCGGCGGCGATCAATGCGATGTTGCGGTGCTTCTTCCTCACGGGATGAGCTTCCTGTGGCAGGCGGCCTCGAACAGGGCGACGGCCTTCGGATTGAGCTTGCCGGTGCCGTCGTGGAGCGGCATCGACAGCGGCATGAGCATTCCGAGCAGCCGGCCGCGCTCGTAGGCCCAGTAGCTGTCGTTGAGGTCGCAGTTGAACGGGCGGCCGGCGCGGATGTCGTCGAGCCCGATGACGAAATGCGGGTGGCGCATGATCGTTGAGGCCGCGCAGTGGGAGGTTCGAACTTGTCGCGTCATCGGCTTTAGCTTCCATCAAAGAGAAGGCGCCGCCCTTTGCGAGCGGCGCCGGAGGTGTTCAGGCGGAATGGATGGCGGAGCCATTCGCCTCCAAGGCCGGGGCAATCGTGGATTCGAACAGCAGCTCGGGCCCGATCGCCTGGGCGAAGGCGACCCGCTGCGCCGGACTCGCGCGGTGCCAGGCGCGTGTCAGCAGATCGACGGTAGAGGGCATGGGCTTGTTGGTGCCGCCGTTGCGGGCGGAAAAGATGTAAGGCGGGGAAATTTTGAAGACGACCGCGGCATTGGCCACCGTCGGCCGGAGAACAACCCCGCCCTGAGTCCAGCGGACGGCAAACTGCGCCCGCTCCGGGGCGGGCTTCGCCCGGATCGAGACCAGATTGATGGGGGCGGCTGGCACCTTCACCACCGTTGGCGGCGTGGTGTGACCGTTGCTTGCGGCACGGATCGTCTGTATATGAAGCATCCTTCGACTCCATCTCAGACCCTGGTGCGCCGGCCTTTCCGAGGAGAGGCGCACTAGGGCGTTCGCCGCCGGCATGGTGGTCACGATCGTGGCGGCGGCAGCGGGCGCCACGATCGGCTTCCTTCAGGCTGTCGCCTCAGACAGGCCTGACAATCTTCCGTTCCGGGGAATTGCTCGCCCCGGCAGTTCGCCTTGCTCAGGCGGTGGTGCCTTCAACCTTGGTCGCGGCCTCGCGCTCGGCGCGCCAACGGGCGGCGGCTTCCTTCGAGATCAAGATTTTCGTGGGGCCGAGCCGGATTTCGTCCGGGCCTTTTCCTTCCGCCCTCAAATCGCGGTAGTACCGCTCGGAGAGCCGGTGAGCGCGGCAGAACTCGCGAACGGAATAGCAATCAACTGGAAGGGTGGGATCGCGGATCGACCATAAAACGTCTGGGTCAGCGCGCGGGCCGTCTCGTGCCCGTATCTGACCTTTTCCACCTTGCGGGCGATTGCCAACGCGGCGGCCGGTGACTTCGGGCGGGGCCATTGGGGCGTCCTCCAGAATTCGAAGGACGACCCACTTACGCGCTTTTCCGCGGGAGGCTAGGGGAAGTCAAAGGTGAGTTAAGACCGCACGAATTGCAAGAAGTGCCGGATTTTCCTGATTAACTCTTGCGTGTCCTGCGGTGCAAATCCGATCTTTTCTTCTAAAAAATCTGCGGCGTCGCCGGCCAGCTTGGGGATATTGCCGAGCCGGCTCGGATGGCCGGCGGCAACGTCAGCCCGCTCCGCGACCGAAACCATGATCAACCAAGCGCCTAGAACCTCGGGCCAGTCGCCTTTCGGCTTCGGGCCGGGCGGACTGCGCGGCAACGCGGCGGCGCCGGCTGTGAAATCTCGCCGAGCTACTGCGACATCACGGTGGCGCGGTTTCACAATCAGTTTCCCGCCGAGCCGGTAACGCTCGCCGGCGACGGCCGCAGCTACGACGAGGTCGCGGCCTCGCGGACCAAGCAAACGGAGACATCATGAAGCGAGGCATCAAGCCGACACCGACCTATTTGAGACTGCTCCGCGGAAATCCGGGGATGCACAAGGAGCGGCTCAATTTGAATGAGCCGCAGCCGGAGGAGGTCGAGAAGATGCCCGAGCCGCCGGCGTGCCTCACCGGCTACGGCGCGGCCGAATGGCATTCCGCCGGCGAGGAGCTGATGCGGCTGCGGCTCTTGAGCGTGGTCGATCTGCCGGCGTTTGGCGCCTATTGCCACGCCTATCAGACCTGGCGCACCGCGGCCGACGCGATCGCCAAGCTGGCAACCGGCGATCCGGTTATGTCGGGTCTGATGATCAGGACCAAGTCTCGCGGCGACGTGACAACGAACCCGCTGGTCTCGATCGCGCGCAAGGCGGCGCTCGACATGGTGCGGTTTGCCGGCGAGTTCGGCTTCACGCCCTCGTCGCGCTGTCGGATCGACGCCGGGCCCAACGGCAACGGGGCGGGCAAGTTCGACCGCTTCCTCGCCTAACCATGCTCGCGCAAGTCAAGCGCACCGCCGACGGCAAGCGGCGCGCCAAGGACGTGATCGACTTCATCGAATGCCTGACCATCCCGAGCGGGACCGGCCAGGGCAAGCCGTTCAAGTTGCTCCCGCTCCAGAAGGCTTTTATCCGCGATATCTATGAGCCGCACATCGGCGGCCGGCGCGTGGTGCGGCGCGCGATCCTCTCGATGGCGCGCAAGAATGGCAAGACGGCGTTGATCGCGACGATGGCGCTCGCGCATTTGATCGGGCCGGAACGGGTCATCAACGGCGAAATCTATTCGGCTGCCAACGACCGTGATCAGGCTTCGATCGTGTTCAAGTTCGCCAAGCAGATCGTCGAGCTCGAGCCGCAGCTCGCGGCCGAGATTGAGATCATCGCCTCGACCAAGACCATGCTGGCGCGGCGCACCGGCTCGATCTACCGGGCCGTGAGCGCGGAGGCCGGCACCAAGCACGGATATTTGCCCAGCGTCGTGATCTACGATGAGCTCGCGCAGGCGAAGAGTCGGGATCTCTATGACGTCCTCGATACCTCGTTCGGCGCCCGCTCCGAGCCGCTGTTCATCACCATCTCGACGCAGTCGAACGATCCCGAGCATGTGCTTTCGAAGCTGATCGACGACGGCCTGGCCGGCACCGACCCGGCGATCGTCTGCCACTTGCACGCTGCGACCGAGGGCTGCGAGCTCGACGACGAAGCGCAATGGGCGAAGGCTAACCCGGCGCTCGGCAAGTTTCGCGATCGCGAAGACCTCGTCGCCGCGGTGCGCCAGGCCAAGCGCATGCCGGCGCATGAGCCCAAGGTGCGCAACCTGTTTCTCAATCAGCGGGTGGCGCCGATATCCTCGCTCATCTCGCGCGCCGAATGGATGGTGTGCGCCGGCGACGCCAGGATCGCGGACGGCGAGGAGGTCTATCTCGCGCTCGATTTGTCGAGCGTCATCGATCTGACGGCGTTGATGGTGGGCTCGATCTCCGACCCGACGCGCGTGGTGCCGTATTTTTGGAAGCCGGCCGACCATCTGACCGAGCACGCCAATCGCGATTTCGGCAGCGGCACGCACCGCTATCGGGAATGGGTCGAGGCTGGGCATCTGCGGCTCTCGCCCGGCAAGACCATCGATCCCGAGACGATCGCGCGCTTCATCGGCGAGCTCACGCAACGCTATCGCGTCAAGGGCATGGCCTATGACCGCTGGCGGATGGGCGACATCCTGCGCGAGTTTGATCGCATCGGCCTGCAGGCTTACGAAGACGGCGAGAAGGGCGGCGACGGCTTGCGGCTCGTCCCCTGGGGCCAGGGCTTCAAGGATATGGCGCCGGCGATCGACGCGCTCGAGCTCGCCATCATGGAACGGCGCCTCGTCCACCCAAGCAACCCGGTGCTCAACTGGAACATGGCCAATGCTGTCGCGACGATGGACCCGGCTGGCAATCGTAAGCTCGACAAAGACAAAGCGCGGTTTCGCATTGATGGCGCTGTCGCGCTCGCGATGCTGCTCGGTCTGCGCTCGCGTGACCGCGTTGCTAAACCGATCGATCTTGAAACGTTGATTGCTTGAATTATCCAACAATCCACTCAAACCGGAGACTAACAACATGAGACGTTTTCTGCTTGCTACAGCGGTCTTGCTCGGCATGGCGACGGCGAGCAATGCCGCCATCATCGCGGCGTTTGGCACCGATCCGACTTCGGCTGTCGGGCAATTCAGCCACTCGCTTGGCACCAGCACTACGTTTTTCGATGATCAGTACACCTTCACGCTCGATCATCAGATGACGTTGACCATCGCCAGCGTGACCAACGTGTTTGCTTCACCGAGTGATTTCATTTCAGGCTTCACCGGATCGGTGTTTTCCGGCACGCCTGGTTCACCGACCGGGCAACCGATCGGTCCCGTGCTGGCAACGACTCCTTGCGGCATCATCCCCAACTGTCAGGGCTTCGCCGGCTCGGCCCTTCTCGGTCCCGGCGCTTACTTCCTCGACATCAGCGGCACGGCAAACGGAACGTCAGGCTACGGTGGTGACCTTGCCACGTTCGCGGTGGTGACGCCGCTACCGGGTGCGCTGCCGTTCTTTGGCGCCGGCCTGCTCGGCCTGATGGCGTTGCTCAGGAAAAAGCGTTCGATTGCCTGAGCCATGCCGCGACCAGGCGAGGCCCGCACCGCCTGGTCGCATTTCTACGGCAAGGCGTCGTGGCAGCGGCGGCGCCGGTTGCAACTGCGGGCGCATCCGCTCTGCGCCTTCTGCCTGGCGCGCGGCGTCGTCACGGTCGCTCGCATCGTCGATCACGTCGAGCCGCACAAGGGCGATTGGAACAAGTTTGTAATCGGCAAACTGCAATCGCTCTGCGATGCCTGCCACAACTCGTCCAAGCGGTTTATCGAGCTTGATGGCTACAGCATCGACGTTGACGACGACGGCTGGCCGCTCGATCCAAATCATCCGGCAAACAAGGTGCGATAGGGAGGCGATCAAATGGGAATTCTCATCAGCTTTGCTTACCTCCTGCTTTACATCGCGATCGTCATCTTCATCGCATTCTGCATTGTTTGGTTGATCACGAGCTTCATGGGTTGGTCGATCGACGCGAACGTCTACAAGTGGGGCAAGGTCATCGTCGGTCTGCTCTGCATTATCGCCGTTCTGGTCTGGCTTTCCGGCTTGCTCGGCTTCGGTCCCGGCATTCCGCAACCGCATCTGATGTACCGATGATCGAGCGGCCGGTTCTTAGCATCGGCTCAATCGGGAGCCAGGTCGCGCTCGTGCAGCGCGTCCTCGAGGTCGAGCCGATCGACGGAGAATTCGGCGAGGCCACCGCGGACGCGGTCGCTGCCTACCAGAGCGGTGCCGATTTGGTTTCCGATGGCGTCGTCGGGCCGCTGACCTGGGATGAGCTCAACGCCGAATTCCGCCTGCCGCCCTATCCGCCGGCGCTGCTCGAGCCGCTCGATCCGGTGACGACCGACCACATCGTAACGATCGCGCGCTCGTCGGACATCGCCAGCTATAGCTGGGACGACCGCGGCGTTGCGCCGCTGGCCTACATCGCCGGCATGGCGGTCGCCTTCGCGATGTGCCTGCGTAAGCTGTTGGCGTTTGATAGTTCCGCGCTCGATATGGCGCGGGCCAATTCCCACGACCCGGACACGGATGCGCTCGCATGGTACGCGGAGATATTCGACGATTTCGACATGAGCAACGAAGCCGCCGGCATCGCGACGCTGCGACACCTTTTCGTGTTGTTGCTCGGCCTGGGTATGCGCGAGTCGTCCGGCCGACATTGCGAGGGCCGCGATCAAAGCGCCGAGAATGTCGAGAGTGAAACCGCCGAGGCCGGACTGTTTCAGCAATCATGGAATTCCGCGGGTTGCTCGACCGAGATCGAAAAGCTCGCGGCCGAATACGCTGCGGCCTTGAGCAGCGACGTTCCGCAATGCGCGCTCGCGGTCTTCTCTGACGATGTTTCCTGCTCGGAGTCCGATTGGGAAAACTACGGCAGCGGCGCCGGTCGCGACTTCCAAAAGCTCTGCAAGTGCTGCCCGCAATTCGCGATCGAGGCCGCGGCCATCGGCTTGCGTCACCTTCGGCAGCACTGGGGCCCGATCAATAGAAAAGAGGTAGAAATAGTTGCTGCGGCCGACGCCATGTTCGCGGATGTCGAGGCGTTGACAACGGCCGGCATCGTTTAGAACCAATAATTGGTCGGCGGATTATCGCGATCGTTCCACTAAATGTGCGCTTTCATCGTTCAACTTGCGAATGAGTGGTGTCATGTCGGGCCCGTAAATAGCGCAAAATTTTTGGAGGCCAGCTGCCTCGATTTCCTCTTTCACTTCGGCCTTTGTGTCCAAGGCGATTTGATGACGATCGTCATCCGACAACAGTGCCAGCAAATTGCCCATCACAATCTTGGTCGTCGGAGTGATGATAGTTGGTACATTGCAGAGCTTCTCGTATAGCATGAACGTACCGAGCGATTTGAAAAATGCCTTTGGTTCGGGCAGGGCCCCGGCGGGCCATTGTGCGTGAGCCGTTGACAAAAGAGCAGCAACCACGACGGCGGCGGGGGCAAGCGTTTTTTGAATCCTCATTTCCAGGCGACTCCATTTTTTCAGTGTTCAAAGCAACAGCACCCGCACCATACAGCGATCTAGCCTTGGACCCTTGTTCAACCGCGCCAATCAGTTGCTTCAATCGGCCATGTGACCTCAAACCAGGAGATGCCCTATGCCGATCACCATCGTTGACGGCCCGACCATCCCGTTCGGCGAGTCGCTTTCGGACGCCGCAGACTGCTCCGCAGGCAACATCGTCCGCATCACCGTCCCGCAGGAATTCACGCCCGCAAATTTGACTTTTCAGGTCTCGAGCGACGGCAACCTGTTCAACGACTTGTTTGACAGCAAGGGCGGCGAGGTCACCGTGGTCGCCAAGCCGAATACCTCGATCCTGATTTCGGAGGCGTGGGGCCGCTCGATCAATTTCGTGAAATTCAGGTCCGGCTCGCGCGACCATCCGGTCGTGCAGTCGCGCGATGAATGCAAGTTCGGCATCGCGGTCGAGACCGGCGCCGGCGCTGCCGCCGGTATGGCGGCCGGGCATTCGGTCGATCGCATTCAACGCTCCGACAATCCCGACCCGCACCGCTGAGAGGCATCAGTGCGGTAGGCTCGCTGGGGCCGCCCTAACCACGCCGTCCCCGGCGGGCCGCTTGTCCATTCCCGAAAGTTTGTAAGGAGGCGCCGCCATGGACGCAGCCGCGAAGCTGTCTCGCCAAGACCTCGAGCCCGAGGAGGACGAGAGCGAGGACGATTTCATGGAGCGGTGCATCGATGAGATCGGGGACGACGAGGCGTGCCAGATACTTTGGGAAAATCGCGGCGCCGGCGACATTCGCCACAAGACCCACGAGGGCAAGGTCGGGGCGCTTGAGTTCATCCTCTCCGACGAAACGCCGGATCGAATGGATGACGTGATCATGGCGGACGGCTGGGAGCTCGCCGCCTTCAAGAAAAATCCGATTGCGTTGTTTGCTCACAATAGCTCATGGCCGATAGGCAAATGGAGCAAGCTCCGCGTCGTGGACAAGCAATTGCGCGGCGAGCTCGAGCTGGCCCCCAAGGGCACGTCCGATCGCATCGACGAGCTCCGCGCCTTGATCGACGCCGACATATTGCGCGCCGTCTCGGTCGGCTTCCGGCCGATGGAAACCAAGCCGCGCAAGGAGTCCGAATGGGGCGTCTTTTACACAAAGGCCGAGCTGGTCGAGTGCAGCCTGGTCTCGGTCCCGGCCAATCCAAACGCCCTGGCAGTTGCCAAGGGCCTGCGAATTTCCCCTGCAACGATCGACCTCGTCTTCGCCGGGCATGGCGCAAAAGACCGGGCCGCTCGCCGCGGGGCTCAACCGGCGGGCAAGCCGACACGACCTCCCATCAGAAAGGGCACGACCATGTCGTCGTTTGCTCAACGTATTACTGCGGTCGAGCAGCGCCTCAATGGGCTGCGCGATCAACTCACGGAACATTGGACGAAGACCGATGATACCAACGTCAGCGACGAGCAATTGAATGCGGCGAACGAGCTCACGGGTCACATCACGCAGGCGGAACATACGCTCGCCGGCCTGCGCGATGCCGAGCGCCAACTTGCCGCGACCGCTGATGACGGCGGCTCGCGCGCGGTCGCGGTCGTGGCCCGCGGCTCAACCGCCATCACGCCCGTCCGTACTGCGGCCGACACGACGCGGCCGTTCGCGTTGCCACGCAAGAAGACCGAGCCGCTCGATTTGCTGGTGCATTGCGGCGTCGCGCAGTTGTTCGCGCATCAGAAGCGCCAGCCGATCGATGTGACGATGCGGGAAATCTACGGCGACGATGAGATCCATCGCCAGGCGGTTCAGTGGATCATGCGCGCCGCCACCGCGCCCGCTACTACCACCGCGGTCGGATGGGCCGCGGAATTGGCGCAGACCACCTACGCCGCGTTTATGGAAGTGCTCTATCCCGCGGCGATCTATCCGCGGCTGGCGGGCAAGGGATTGTCGCTCTCGTTTGGTCCCTACGGCAAAATCCTGATCCCGACGCGCGCGACCACGCCGACGATCGCCGGCTCGTTTGTTGGTGAAGGTTTGCCGATCCCGGTTCGCCAAGGGCTGTTCACATCGCAGACCTTGACGCCGAAGAAAATGGCCGTGATCACGACTTGGACCAGGGAGCTCGGCGAGCATTCCGTTCCCGCGGTCGAGG